TCAATGACGAGCGTAGAAAATCGAGCACCTGCCAGCATGTGGCGCATGTCCGTTGCACCCATGATGGAGCTTGCGCAGGGTCTTGCGGCCCTCGGCCTGGTCCAGGGGGTGGGCTGGCGTGCCCTCCTCCCTGTCCTGGTCGAACTCCAGCGGCACGTCGTTCAGGATGCGCTCGCCCACGCCCGCGCGGCGGTTGAAGCGGGCTTCAGGCTGGGACATATTCGGCCCCCACGTTCGGGATGGTCAGGGCCTCGGCCGCGATTTCCTTGCCATCGGACTTGACCATCAGGGTGCCGAACTCCTGGCCCGCGCGCTGCCATGTGGGCTCGCTGGGCATGCTCACCAGGTCGGGCAGGCCCTCGTTGACGATGGTGGCCACGCGCACCCAGTTCGGCCGGTTGGGCTCGATGCCCAGCACCTCGCAGGCATTGACGCAGGCGCGGGCCAGGTAAGCGGCGTCATCGTAGAGAGAGGCCGCGCTCTCCATCACCACGTACCACGGGGCTTTGGGGCGGTAGGCCGGGATCAGGATCAGCGCGCGCTCGGCGTTGATCCAGGTGTAGACGGCCAGCAGGTCACCATGCTGGCGGTGGAGGTGGGCTTTACGGAGGTCGATACATGCAGGCATGCCCGCGAAAGTGGCAGGCTTGGTACGGGATCAGCGCGCCATGCCGCCCGCGCGTCGCCTGATGGGCACAGCGCCCTCAGTGTCGTTGTCCATGCGCGGCAGGGACATGGCGATGCAGCGCCATACGTCGGCGCCGTGGCTGGCGTCGTCGTGCAGCGGCGTGCCCGGTACCCCTGTTCGTGGATCGATCAGGCGTTTGTACCGGCTCAGGCAATCCAGCAGCAGCCCGCATTTGCTTTCATCGACATATGCCGTGGAGAAGATGCCACGGGCCATGCGGATGCCGGCCTCCGTGCCGAAGATCAGCAACACCTCGACCTCGCGGCTCAGGTCTTCCAGAATCTGGGCAGACGTCATCCCAGTCTTGGCATCGCCATGGTTCGCATCGTGTGGCAGAAAGTCTGTGCCCCAGCGGTAGGGCAGCTTCTCCATCTCCTCGATGTAGCTCTCCAGCGTGCGCCGGTTGTCCTGCAGATAGTTGATGACCCGCCAATCCACGGGCGTGCGCTGGACCATGGCGATAGCCATGTTGTCCGCGTAGCCCAGATCCCAAACCGTATGCACGGGCAACTTGGGGTTGTAGGGCACCAGGCAAACGCGGCCATCTGTGTAGAGCCGTTCTACCTCCTTGGCATAGATCGCACCCGCCACGGAGCGCTTGGGCTGGCCCTCCCACACGTTCCAGTAGCTGTCCGGGTCGCGCTTGAAATGCCGGCGGCGCTCCGTCTCCAGCACCTCGGGGAACCAGGGGTTGTCCCGCCAGTTGATTTCGCACAGCCAGGTGTCGCTGTCGGCGGCCTCGATGAACCGCGCATAGGTGGCGTCCGTGGCCAGGTCCGGGTTGAGCGTGAGCCAGATCTCCGAACCAGGCCGGCGGATCGTCGGCACCAGCACCTCCCAAGACCGCGCGCTGACGCTTTGGGCCTCTTCCACCCACACGATGTCGATGGCTTCATAGGACTTGATGGAGTCCACCGTGTGGCTCTGCAGGCCCGCGAACAGGATGAGCGTGCCGTTGGCGCCGCGGATCTCCGTGTCCAGCACCTCGTAGAAGCCGCCCAGGCCCAAAGCCGCGATCTGGTCGGACAGCAGGCGATGCACCGAGTCCCGCATGGACTTCTGGATCTCGCGCGCGCACAGGATGCGCAGGGGGCGGTTGCTGCCCATCACCAGCAGGGCCATGGCTACGCTCCAGGACTTGGCCCCGCCGCGCCCGCCGTACATGACCTTGAAGCGCTTGGGCTGCCACAGGCCGCGCAGCTTGGCGGGGAACTCGACCCGGACGCGCGAGCGGTCTACCTCGTAGTCCTTGGCAAAGTCGGGCTCCTCATCGGCCAGGGACGCGGCCTGCAGGCTGGCGGACAGCAGGTTCATGCGCCCTCCCCGTCTCGCGGATCGTTCTCGCGCGCCGGCGCATCCACGAAGTGCAGTTCGAAGTGGCCCACGTTGCCGCCGCCGTTCGGCCCTTTGCCTGCGTCCTTGTCGTTCATGCCGAAGGCCTGGCGCTCCATGTCCACCACGATGCGTAGGCTCTCGGCCAGCACCTTCATGGTCTTGGAGCGCTCCGGCAGGCTGATGACCTTCTGGTAGAGGTCGTTCAGCTTGTCCATGCCGTTGTCGTCGGGCGAGCGCAGCATCTCGCCCAGCTCCTGCAGATAGGCCACCGTGTCCGCGTCCGCCATCTGCTCCAGCTCATCCAGCAGTGCGTTGGTGATCTTGCGCGCCCTCTGGATGTCCCGCCTGTGTGCCAGCCGGATGGTGGCTACAGCCTGCGCATTCGCGTCCACCACCTCACGTTCGGACGCACTGCGTTCCGCGCGTACCTCGCTGCGTACCGCCTCCTTGCGTACCAGCTGCTCGGCCTTCTCCTGGATGCGCTCCGACAGATCCCGGCTCCAGTCGTCACGCTTGGCACGCTTGCGGATCGCCCCCTCGCTGATGCCATGTTCCGCCGCGATCTGCCTCAGGCTCTTGATTCCGGCCCTGTAGTCCAGCTCGATGCGCTCCCACTGCGGGGCTTGCTTCTGTTCCTTGCTCATCCTCCCGAAGCTGGCAGGCTTGGGACGTTTCCCCTGCAAAGGACACAAAAAAAAGGGCGGATCAAATGATCCGCCCGATGTCGTACTACAGCCAGTCAGTTTGTGATCACTGCGTACTGTTTCAGGGTGCCATGTTTAAGCAGCTACTCACTGGCAAGAGAACGAGGCCATCAAACCGGTACCCGCCGAGGTAAATGTCTGCGACCCAGTTACTTCGACAGCCATGGAATCCCCTTCTGCAAAAGATACGCTTCCAGTTTGGCTGCAAGACGGAGAGCCAGCAGAAACTGCGCAAGAAAGCCCTGCATCACTGAAATTGGTCCCGTTCACGCCTTTACGAATTTTGATATTCAGACTCATTGTCTGCGCTGAGGTGAGGACTGCACGCACGGTGCCCGTGGTGCACGAGGTCGTCAGCAGTCGATGCTGATCTGGCTCGATTGTTGATCCCCCACCGGCGATCGCCAGATAAAAAGTGCCAGATCCATTGCCGTTGACCTTCCCAACCGTGTATGTATGGGAAAAGCCCCCCGATCCTGCGGGACCTTGGGGACCGATCGGGCCGGGCACTCCTGCACCGGTAGCGCCAGTCGGGCCGGTGAGGCCTTGAATCCCTTGAATGCCCTGAACACCCTGCGCTCCCTGGTTACCAGTCGGGCCGGTGGGGCCTGTATTTCCAGTAGCGCCTGTAGCGCCAGTTACACCGGTCACACCCGTGGCGCCGGTAATGCCCGTGGCTCCTGTAGGCCCTGTGACGCCTGTCGCACCGGTTGGCCCTGTAGCTCCAGCGCCGGTCGCCCCAGTAATGCCTGGCGAACCCGTTGCACCGGTCACACCCGTGGCCCCTGTGGGACCAGTAACTCCAGTTGCCCCCGTTGCGCCGGTCACACCTACAGCTCCTGTCGCGCCCGTCGCGCCAGTGACGCCTGTTGCTCCCGTAGCGCCCGTTGCCCCGCTGCCCACGCCCGGCGCGCAATGCACCAGTTGTCCGCTCACGCCGTCCACGCACAGCAGCTGGCTGCCAGTGGCAGCATCAGCAGGCAGGGCCGGCACCAGCACTTCGCCTGTGTTCTGTACGCGCAGGCGCTCTGCTCCCGCCGAGTTCTTGATCACGAAATTGCCGCCTGCGGGCATGGTGATGCTTACATCAGCAGCGTGCGCTGCGGGAGCGAGGAAGCCGGCGCCCATGCACAAAGCGAGCATCAGGCGCGACGGTATCGAGGTTTCTTTACGGGACATGGTTCAGTTGCAGTTGGGATAAAAGCATTTGCACACCCTGCGCCAAAACCCCGGCCCAGGATGACGGGAAGGAATGAACAAGTTCAGATGGTTGTGCGGCCGCGGCGTTGGCGAACAAGAGCCAGGCCACCAAGCATCAAGCTCATCAACATCAGTCCATAGGAACTGAGCGTGGGAATGCTTGCCGGAGAAGTCACCACCGGTGCCCCGATCTGCACATTTCCGGGTACCGCACTTCCACTGGGGTTCGACAACGTGGCGCCAGGCCCCATCGTGACGACGGCAGTACCAGGGCCAGATGAAGTCAGCACGACTGGCCGACCAGGAGTTCCGAGGGTCAGCGTTCCAAGAACTGTCAGGTTGGTGCCGGCCGGCAGGACGATGGTGGGCGGGGTGGCTGTGGTGCTGATCAGCGTGAGATCTTTCACGATGATGTTTCCACTCAGTTGAAGTACAGAACCAGGCGCGCAGCTGTCAGACAGAATTACGCTGCTGGTGCCCAGATTCAACGGGACAGTGCTCGTGAGATCCCCGCTGACGTTAAGTTGGCCACCTGTACCGGTGACCGTAGCTCCCGAGTCGAAAGCGAATGAGCCGGTATCAAACGTCCCAGTGCCTAACGTCAGCTCTCCCTGCATCAACACGGGCGTACAGGGAAGCTGGAACGCCCCACCAGCCAAGTCAATGCCGCCTCCCGCCGGCACGACCATCTGCCCCCACGCTGAACCGCACACAGCTGCGCTCAGAACCAGCGAAGCAAAGCTACGCTTACCAAGACCTACCATTTGATGATCTCCGCGATGGGGCGTAATGCCCCTAAGTTTTCAAGCGGACATGCAACCTCCCTGGTACACGCCCGAGCGGCACGATCATCAGATACAAAATAGCATTTAGTTAACAAAAATTAACAATTGATAGCCTCGTTTCATTTATCGAAAACTATTAACTATTAGTGTGCTACCCAAGTGCGGCGCGCGCCTAGTGCCAATATGAAAAAGGCCCTGGCCGGTCTGGCACAGGGCTTCTTTGGTCAACACACGGGAGCGCAACTCATGCACCGCCCTATCCCCATGGCAGCAAGGCGGGCTTCCCCTGCGCATCTACAGGCGGCGCGCGGCGATCTTCAGGCGCTCAGCCAGCGTAGGCTTGGCAGCCAATCTCTCGGCCGTGCCCAACACACCGTCGCGGCCTGTTGCCGCCCGCGCAATCAGGGCCGTACCGAGCGCACCGCTCACCAAGCGGCCCATGCCACTATCCGTCCGCCGGGCGTGGCGCAGCGCCAAGAGGCCAGCACCGAGCACCAACCAGTGCTCTCCTGTGAAACCCTTGCGAGAGCCATCCCACTTGCGCAGGTCCTGGATCTGTTCTGAAATCGCCATTCATTGCTCCTATTTCTTCAGAGCGTTCATGGTGGGCCAGCAGCGGGCTGCAGGCTGTCGGTCCCTGGGCAAGATTTCGGTGGTGCGGGTCCTACGGGCGCACCGAGAGAGCCGCTTCTTATATGAGTCTCGCAGCTCCCCCTACCACTTCGGAGCCAGCTTCTGCTCTTTGGTCATGAGCCGAAGATGGCAGGGTTGCGCGCCGCGAAGACCTGCATCGCAAGGAAATATCCAGAGCGCGATTCGGATTGATTCATAACGCTAGGTGATTTCAATCGCTGAACGAAGCGCCGCTTCCACTACCACCCTGAGCAGTTGATCTTTACCCTGATTTACCAAAGGCATAGCTTCAACAAATGCCATTTTCTTAGCACCATTTTCAAATAGGCATATGCATTCGTGAAAAGGATGCTGGGCTGAAGAGTAGAGAATTCCATCAAAGCCATCGTTGAAACAACGATGTGCAAATTCTTGCGTGTGCTGTATACGCATCGAATGTAGAAATGGGTACTTCTCTTCGGCCCCACGTATATCAACCAAACGCAAAATCTTATTAGACCGATATGCACGCAACTCCTTTGCACACAAACTGTCCAAAGTGACATGCGATCTTAGATCTCGCCTAAAAATCGCCTCATACAAAGCTGTTTCAGGACTATCACCAAGATAGGCAGTTAAGCCATTATTCAGGCAAAATCGCCCTGCCAGTATGCCTGGCGGAGGCAAAATCATACCTCGAATAACTGTACTACCTTTACGCCTAGATTTCCGTTGTACACGGTAGAAAACCTGACTCTCAGGCAATTCAATGATTGCACATTGCTGAATCGATAAATTCATTTTTGAAGCACATAATTTTAATGTCCTTCTGCTATAGCCAATTTCAAGATACGCTCACCAGACTCACCCTGCTCCAACGCCACCAATGGTGTACGTCGGTCTAGCGACTCTTGTGAATTCTCAAGGAATGCCAGAACGCTCCACCCATCCTTAGTGCCCAACGCCTCAAACAAATGAGGAATCAATCCAGAAACCATCGGTTCAAATTGCCACTTTGGCAACTTAAATCCTCGACGCAGATTAGAAACACCTATGCAACGACCTTGCTTAATCCAATTATTGATCGTGACACGAGTTACCCCAGCCAATTCTGCGGCCTCATCAGTTGATAGCATATCAGCTGCAGCGATGCGATGTTTGCGAAACTCCGCTCCCGATTTCAACACTGCGGCAGATTGTGCTTTAGTAGCATATGGATCAGCTATTTGCGCCTTATTTCCTTTAGTACCCAGATCATATACAACAGAAAGAGTATTTAACGAGTTAGACTGCATTTAAATTCCTTCTGCCATATTCATGGCGTATTTTTCATATTTTCCTTGAACGCAAAGAAAAATCCATCTCTAGCCAAAATAATTCGCTCAGAATAATTTTTCTTGCGCTTAAGCAAGCCTTCAATAATCCGAAAAAGATTAAGGAAGCTCAAAATATTAAAATAGCTACACCTTTTCTCATTTTCTCCATCACCTATGTAACCAAAGCTCCTCTTAAGGGCTTTTTGATACAACAAGTAGGCTCTTTGAAGGCTGTCCGCTAAATCTTGGCTCGCTGACATTTTAGCCAAAGTATTGTCAATCTTCTCTTTTATAGATGCGACAATCTCAGAGGCTTTCTGAGCAAGCTGCGAACCCAGATCTGGAACTATAGAACCTTCCCTTATTAAGCGATTCCGTAATGACTGCAAAGAATCAGGTGAAGAAACTTCATTAAACATATTTAATTACCCAATCTATAAAAAAATGCAGTTAGTTGTTGAGACAATGACATCTTCGCAAATTCCGAAACATCCGTCAAATCAGGAAAGTTCGTAAAGTTAGAAAAGCAACATCTCAACAGCTGGGCAAAGTCCGAAGCCGATATCGGAGCACAGGCTTGCGCGCAGGCAGCTCTGTGACCCGCCTCTCTACTTGGCCATCCCGCACCAAGTACTGCAGTGCCCAATCAATTTCGCCCTTGCTGCGGCCCAGGACCAGAACAAGCTCGTAGTGGAAAAACCAACGCCCGGGGGCCTGACGTAGAAATCGCAGCAGCACGTCGGTACCACTGCCCGGGCGGATGACGCCCGCAGGACGCGGGTTGTTGTGCCGCGCCCCCTCCTCGTGCCAGCCCTCCAGCTGGCCAGCCATCCAGTCCATGCAGCTCAAACGGGGCCACCTTCTTGTTTTTGCGTGTCGTCGCGGTTCGTGTTCGCGGCCATGATTTCCCAGATGGTCCTCTTTCAAAAATCCAGAATCGGCGTAGCGTTGAGCAGGCCCAGCGCCCACAGCACAGCGGCGCGGTCACGGGCATCGGTGCTGGTAGCGCCGGCCAGCGCACGCCATGCCAGGACCTGACGCAGATGCGCGGCCATGAACGCGGCCTCTTTGCGCGCGGCCGGCGCAGGTCCCTGGTCCAGCCAGGAATGGCACGCGGCACAGCCCCAGGCGCTGTAGTGGTCGTCGGCCTTCCTGCGCTCGCCCTTCCCGTGGATGGACAGATTGCTGTGGCAGCAGACCACCGTGGTGGTGTCATTCGTGCAGATGCCGCGGACCAGCAGCAGGCACTGCTGACCCTTGGCCAAGGCACGCAGGCGCGGGTTGCGCTGGGCCACGGTCTTCGGAGCGGGCACGACCTGGTGCTGATCGATGACCGCCACAGTGGCAGCGCGCGGCCGGGCCTCGGCCATAGAGCGGGCGGCGCGGGCCTCCAGGCGCTGCTCGCGCGCCAGCTCGTGGGCACCGTGGGACGCAGGAGCGGCCCGCCGGCGGAACCCTGCCCCGCCGGACTTCATGGCAGTGCGGCGCATCAGGGGCACACCCCGCCAATCACCTCGCCCGTGTCCGGGTGGGTCTGCTCGCGCTCCCACTGCTCGAAGGTCGCAGGGAACTCGACGCCCAGGTCGGTAACGGCATGGGCCATCACGCGGTCGATCAGGTCGCCGTACTCGCGCACGCCCAGGCTCTCCGAGCTGATGCGCTCCTGCGTGGTGGTCGTAGCGCCGCTGATCGGGTCATGGTGCGTCACCGCACGGCTGCCCAGGTACTCGGCGCGGAAGTGCTCCTTCCAGGTGGCTTTCGAGTGCCGGCGGCCGTCGATGATGACCTGGCGCGCGATCTCGGCCAGCACGAAGTCGTGATAGAAGGTCCGCTGCCTGTCGGTCTTGGCGTCCTCATGCAGACGCACGAACACCTCCAGCCGGCGGCCGGCCTCCCACTGCTGCATGCACCAGGGCGCCACGCGCTGCAGGAAGTTGGCCCGGGCCTGCTCGGGGCCATCCCAGTGAGCGTGAAGGGCAATTTCAGCCACATCCACCTCCCCGCAGATCCGCCGCGCGGCGGAATGACCATGCCACCATAGCCGCATCGCGGCTGTGCTCGTTGCTCGGACCCGTCCAGCCCGTGACCGCAGCGAAGCGCTTCGCATCCAGCTTGCCGCCCTTCCCTGCCGGGCTGATGCCGTGGGCAGGGATGCCCAGGTCTGCACAGTGCGCCGTGATGTCGGCACAGCGTGCGTCCACCTGGCCGACATTGCGCGCCATCTTGGCGCTGGCGGCGCCGGTCTTGCCGCGCGTCCAGGTATGCGACTGCAGCCGGCTGTCCTCGAAAACGACGCGCGACGGCATGCGCGCGGCCAGCGTGCGCTCGATGTGGTGCGGCGGAATCGTCAGCAGCTCCACCAGCTGGCCGTCCACGAAAACGGCCACGCCCGTGTTGGCTCCGGGGTCCATTCCAAGGATCACGCTCATGCTCTCTTCTCCTGCAAATAGCCAGCCACCTCTGCAGCGGTACGCCGCTTGGCTTGGCTTAGGCGCATGCGGTCGGCGCGGGCCTGAACCTGCAGCTGGGTATAGCGCTTGGCTTTGATTGCGAAGGCCTCGCGCAGGTTGGCCAGCTGGGCCAGCACTTCGCGCTTCGGGCCGCTGGGCATGGACTCAGGTGCCGGCAGCGCCAGGGCTGCGCGAGGGGCCGGCAACTGCAACTGCTCGCGCAGGTCGTCGGTGAGGCCCTCCAGACCGCCCGGCAGCCGGCCTGACGTGATGGCTTCCTGCACGGCGCGCGTCCGGGCTTCGGGGTCGTGGCCCAGGCTGACCTGCACCACAGGACGGCGGCGCAGTGCCCGAGCTTCGCCCGTGATCCGGCCGTAGGCCTCGATGAATGCCTGCCGTGCCCCGAACTTGTCTCCGGCATTCAGCAGCGGCGCGGCCACGGACCAAGCCTCGGCGATCTCGTCGGTCCACACCACGGTGGCCTGCTGGTCAGCGCTGGTCAGCGCAAGGCCATAGGCTTCGGCGGGCAGCATGCGACCCATGGCGTGGTCAACGTACTGCAGCACAGTGCCAGTCAGGATCGGGCCGCGATGCTCGGCACGGATGCGGGCCAGGGCCAGGCGCAGCACAGGCTTGTCGATGTGGGCCAAGTCTTCCGCCAGCAGCAGGAGCGCTGCAGGCCGGACCTGCTGGCCGCTCAGCTCCATGGTGGCGCCCAGCTCCTCCAGCAGCCAGTCGGTGTCGTGTTGGTCACGCATTGCCGCCCTCCCCGTTGCCCCTGCCGCCGCGCTGGCGCAGCAGCCGCTTGGCCTCCTCGATGGCGTCGAAGTTGGCGCTCGTCTTGTCGGCCGCCTGCGCTGCCGTGCCTGTCACGGCTTGGCCACGGGCCCACTGGGTGCGGTAGCCCTCAGCCTGGTTCACCAGAACGCCCACGCCGTGCGTGCTCTTGACCACAAAAGCCTCGTTCACGTGCGCCACGTACCAGGCTGCGACCAGTGGTGCCTCTTCATGCCCCAGGCGCTTGACCAGCGTCTTCACGTTGGCGTTCACAACCTGGTTGCGCACCGGCTTGACGCCATAGCGCTGCTCGTAGGCCAGGCTGTAGGCCGACCAGGTGGCCCGGCATGCGACCTGCACGGCGGTCTCGCCGTTGCCATCTGCAACGTCCACACCGTCGCGGCCCGGCTGCGCAGCAGGCGGGAATGGTTCTTTGGCGGTTCCTTTACGGTTCCTATTACGGTTCAATGATGATTTGGGTGCGCCATCTGCACCCCCGGGGTGCGCCATATGCGGGGGGTGAGGTGCGCCATCTGCACCAGGGGGTGCGCCATCTGCACCACCCGGTGCGCGGTTTGCACCCGGTGCGCCATCTGCAGGGGGTGCGCTATCTGCGGGGGATGCGCCAGATTCACCCGGTGCGCCATCTGCACCCCTGGCGCGAGCGCGCTTTGCTGGAGCCGCCCCGGGGTTGAAACGCGCGGGCGTGATGGTGTAGCTGGTGCTCGAATTGAATCGATACTCACGAAAAACCAGACCCACGGTCTGCAGCCAGGCAATCGCCTCCTGAACAGCACGCTCCGAAAGGCATGTGCGCCTGGCAATAGTTGAAATTCCAGGCCAGCACACGCCATCGTCGTTGGCTTGGTCGGCCAGCGAAATCAGCACGGCTTTTTGGGATGCACTCATTCCTTGCAGCGGCCAGCAGGCCGCCATGACAACCGTACTCACCGAAGCGTCTCCTCCTGAGCCTCATCAGCTGGCAGACCAAAGGTCTCCGGCGGCGCTCCAAGCGCCTCCACCAGCAGCGGATTGCCCCGCAGCTGACGCACGATCAGACTTGCCTCATGCAACGCTTCTTTCGCATGCTCTTCCAGCAGCGCCTCGATGTAGGCCGGGCGCTCCATACCCTTGGCCCGGGCCAGCGCGTCGAGCACGCGCAGGGTGTTGGCGTCGCACTGCTGACGCAACTCCATGGTGTCGGAGCAGTTGGTGCGACCAGTGCCGCGGGCGAACGCGACCAAACCACGCACGGCGCGGCGCAAACCATTGCCCGTTGAGATGAATTTGTCAGCCATAAAAGGCCTCTTGAAAAGTAAAGGTGCCCACCCCCTCCCGGGGCAAAATGGAAGCTTCCACACAACCATTTCCGGGAGGGGCAGACATGAGAAACCCACTGCTGGCAGATGCCATCGCAAAGTGGCGATTGATAGAGTTGAGGTACGACGGATTCACCCGTCTTGTGGAGCCGCATGCATATGGCATCGGCAGCGACGGCACAGAAAAGCTGCGGTGTTGGCAGACCAGCGGCGGCAGCGTGTCGGGCGAGCGCCAGGGCTGGAAGCTGCTGAACGTCAACGAAATACGCGCCACCACCATGAGCGAACAGAGTTTTTCCAGCGCTCGGCCAGGCTACAAGCGAGGCGACTCAGCCATGCCACGTATCTACGCTCAGCTTTAACAAGAGCTCCACAGTTGCACGGCTGTACAGATTCAGCCGGTGCCAAATGCACAGCACAGTCGCTGGTGTGCTGCACGCCTGCACGGCAGGCATCGCATTGGCAAGCCTGCTGCTCCAACTGAGCCATCTCGCGGCCCAAAGATGAGACGTTGCCCTCGATCCGTTCGCTCATGCCATGCCCTCTACAGCCGAGACCGGCGGCAGCTGGGCGCTGCCGTAGATGTGGTCATAGGTAAGAACCAAGCCGAAATCGCGCGCGGCGTAGGCGATGAGCCGCCCCGCCATCTCAGGCAACAAGGTCTGGCCTCGTTCGTAGTGGTATACGTTGCCTTGGGTACAGCCGATGCCGTCACCCAAGGCCTTCTGGGTGATTCCGAGGTGTTTTCGGATGCGTCTGAGGTTGTGCATCCCCAAATACTAGCAGTGCTTTTAATTTTGTCAACAGCAGTGCTTTTTGCCGTTTGGCAACAGTTTTACTAGCCTCGCTATTTATGAGTGAAGAGATCCGCAGAACCCTGACCGATGAGCACCGCGAGGAGTCGCGCAAGCTCAAGAGCCTGTGGGTTGAGCGCGAGGAGCGCGTGTCCCAGGCAGAGTTCGGGCAGACCTATGACATAGGCAGCCAAGCAGCCGTGGGGCACTTCCTCAATGGCAAGGCCGCGATCAGCTTGAAGGCCGCGCGAGGATTTGCAAAAGGATTGGGGTGCGAGATCGCAGACTTCAGCCCCAGGCTAGCTGCGGAAGCAGCTGCGCTGGGCGAGGTTGCCGGTGGCGGTAGTCAGCCGCTGAACTTCACCCAATTGTCCAAAGACGAAATGCAACTCGTCATGGTGTACCGGAGCGTCCCCAAATCGACCCAAGCCAAGTTACTGGCTGACGCTGAGGCGCAGCTCCGCCAACACCAGGGAGAGGGGGAGCGGCACCCCCCGGACGCAACAGGGCGGACTGCTCATCGACGTGTAGCGGCACACTTGGAATAGCCAGCTCACCCGGACTTCCAGCACTCGGCAAAAGCGCCTTCACATCCACACGCTCGTAGTGCGCTCCGAATAGCAAATGGTGAGCGGAGGCGCAGTACGCTGCAGCCAAGTCCGCCACCTGGAATGCTGTAGGCACGGTCACCCCTGTCTCCCAAGCGGAGACTGTCTGCCTCTTCACGTCCAACAGTTCTGCCACCTCATCTTGCGAGAGCGCGCAGCGGCGACGGGCGGCACGCAACCGATCGCCCAGTGCTTTTTTTCGTATTGGCGTCATCGCGTTCTCGCGAAAAACTGTACACACATACAGTATTCACCAATAGTCGCACTTTTGCAAATGCAAGCCATGCTTGCGCAACCGTGCGTTGCGGGAGGTGCAAGCCTGGCTTGCAAAACGCCATTTTTTGCTCTGAGACGGAAAAAAATACAAGCACTGCTATTGCATTGATAAAAAAGCACTGCTATTATTTAGCCATCAGCAGCAATCTCGCTGCTGATGGGCGCCACCAACATGCCGCCCTCGTTCATACAGCAGGCACGGCTGGGTAAAGGCAGGGCACCGCAGGCGGCAGCGGAATAGAAAAGGTCGTCGGTCGCTCTACTGCTGCTGCGCTTGCCCGGATGGGGTCAACAAGCGCGATCCGGGAAAGGCCCCGCGAAGTCCACACCCTGGGGCTGAATACGGGGTTGAGGCAAACAGGGTTGCCAAGAACAGAAAAGCCCAGCGCGCAAGCGCTGACAGCTCGGAAAGTACGGGCGAAACAAAAGCGGCTTCGAAGAGAGGCCGTTTCTGTTTCCAGCAATGTACTGTCAGGAGATCAAATGTTGGATGCGTTCAACGGCCAACTTACGTGCGCCAGGCTCCTCGTAAGCGTTACTGACCAAGTAATCGAACGGTTGCTCGGGGCACTCGGGCCCATCGCCATAGCGGTAGCACTTCCAGCGGCGCTCCAAGCTGCGCCTTTGCCAACGGCCAGCGCTGGCCCACAGCTCTATATATGCGCCATGGTGACGGGGCAGGCTGGTTTCGAGGAGATGGAGTGTGGCACCTCCATCGGGACAGGGATCCTGCCCGAGCAGCTTGGTGAGTTCAGGCAGGAAAGCAGCAGCAAATTTCAGGCGAGCTTGGCTGTAGAGCATGTGCCGCGCTTGGACTTGGCCGAAGCCGGCAGCAATACAGCCGCCCAAAAGAACCAGCCAAACATCGCGCAGGCTGTTGAGTGTGTCAAGGATCATCGTAGTGGACTGGATATTTTTCTGTTGTTGGTTGGATCGCTCGTTGGATGCTGGGCACTCTACTCAGGCCTGGTAGATGAGCTTTCCAGAAGGCTGGATGACCTGCTCGATTCACTGACTGATTGGCTGAAAAAATAGGCACCAGACAGCTTGTGGTAGGCCCTCAACCGAGGGCCATCACGCTGGCGCCCTGCCCCAGGACGCCGCCGCGATGGAGCCGGAGCCATCCGGCAATCTCAACCTTTGGAGTGGGTTCTGACCCGGCTCCATCGACCCACCCACAAGGGCCTGCACACGCAGGCCCTTTTTCATTTCTGGAGGCCCACATGAATGCACGACTCCCCTCTATCTGCTGGGCCTCCACGGCCGATGCCGAGAACGCAGCGCGCGCCGGCCGCGTCGATGCCCAAGACGCCGAACTGGACGCCTATGTCCGCGAGTACTACGGCCCGCCATTCGTGGCCGAGTTCGTGCAGGAAGCCCTGCAGGCCGCGCAGTACCAGCTGGCCCAGCAGATCGCCGCCGCCAGCGAACGCATGGGCCAGAGCCTGAACCCCGAACACCCGCAGCTGACGTCCATGGGCAATTCCCTGGACGAGTGGCTGCGCGACTACGCCCGCCAACGGGCCCGCGAAGACCTCGCGGACCTTCAACGAAACCGCCACTGATCGAGGAGCCACCATGCACCAACGTGACGAAATCCCGAACCCGCCGCCGCTGGCATGGCTGATTGCCGTCCTGCTGGGCATCAGCCTGCTGTGCCTGCAGGCCACTCTGGATGAGGAGCCTTCCAAGGCCCCGCCCGCAACCGTGAGCGCGCTGGCGTGCCCGGGCATGCACGCCGAATGGGTGAGCGAGCGAGTGGTGGAATGTCTGCGAGAAAAGCCATGAAGCTGGCTGACCTGACCGACGCCGAGAAGGTGCCCCTGCTGCTCGAAATGCTTGAAGAGGCCGGGGAAAAACTGGACCGTGCCTTGCCCGCCGGCGGGCGCCGCTACCTGTCCGCCGTCCGCGAAATGCGCGGCGATCCGGAAGACCCGGAATGAACGCCCCATCCACCAAGCGCCACGCAGGCGCCGACCATCGCCCGCTGCGGCGCGCGTTTCTTTTTCCACAACCTGCGAGGTCCCCATGAACGCTGTTTCCAAGACTGAAGCGGCAGCAATCGACATGGCGCCGTCGGCAATCACGGCGCCCCCTACCCCGGTCATGTCTCCCGCTGCGCACTTCCTGCTGACGCTCCAAGAGCGCGGCGTGCCCCCCGAGCAAATCGAAAAATTGATGGACCTGTGGGAACGGGGTGAGCGCCGAGAGGCCGAGAAGGCCTACAACGAAGCCCTGGCCGCTTTCCAGGCCAAGGGCATCAGAATCATGAAGCGCAAGGCCGTGGACTTCACCACCATGAAGGGCCGCACCAGCTACATGCATGCCGAGCTGGACGATGTGGTCCAGGCAGTGGGCCCAGAACTGTCAGCGCACGGCTTCTCGCGGTCCTGGGAAACCAGCCAGGCCGGCCGCGACATCACCGTGACCTGCAAGCTGCGGCATCGCCTGGGACACAGCGAGAAGATCTCGCTCACAGCCCAGCCCGACGAAACCGGCGGCAAGAACGCCATCCAGGCCATCATCTCCACCACGACCTACCTGCAGCGGCACACGCTCAAGCAGATCACAGGCGTGGCAGAGGCCGGCGAGGACGACGACGGCCAGGGCGGCGCCGCTGCCCCACTGAACGCGCATGCGCAGGACTGGGTGGACTACATCATCAGCGTGCGCGGTACAGACAAGTTCGCCGAGGCCTGCCGCGAAGGCCGCGCCGCCCTCACCGAAGACCGCGCCGGCCTGATCGCCTTCAACGCTGCTGCCACCAGAGGCGCGCCATGAGGCCCATCCTGTTTCGCTGTTCGAGCATCGGCAGGTTGATGACCGCGCCCGCCAGCATCGACCCCGCGCTGATCGCGCCCGAAATCGAGGTCATCCAGGCAAAGAAGGAGCGCACGGACGAGGAAAAGGCCCTGCTCGAAGACCTCAAGCTGCGCACGCTCAGCGAGGGCGCCAAGACCTATATCCGCGAGCTGGTGCGGCAAGAAATCTGGGGCGTGGACTTCAGCTTTTCGAGCAAGTACACCGAAAAGGGCAAGGCCGTGGAAGCGGAGGGCCTGGCACTGCTGAACCGCGTGCGCGGGCTGGCCCTGGCCAAGAACACCGAACGGCGCAGCGACGGCCAGATCACGGGCGAAGCCGACACCGTGGACTTGGTACGCCGCTGCGGCCACGACCTTAAATGCTCTTGGAGCCTGCAGACCTTCCCGGCCTTTGTGCGTGACTGCGAGGACTCGCTGTATGCCTGGCAGATGCGCGGCTACATGCGCCTGTGGGACGTGGACCGCTGGGAGGTCAACTACGCCATGGTCAATACGCCCGAGGAACTGCTGGGCCAGTACGAGCCGCAGCAGTTACACCTGGTCGAGCACATCCCCGAGCACATGCGCCTGACCACCTGGACCATCGAGCGCGACCGCGCGCTGGAGGCGCAGATGGACGTGAAACTGGAACTGGCCCGGGCGTACTACGCGCAGTGCATTGCGGAATTCGCGGCAACGCACCCGGTGCCAGCGCCTGCCGCCCGCGAACTGGCACCCCCGCAGCCCGAACTGATCGGCTTCGACCTGGCCACGCAGCCTGATCTGCATGTCGAGGTGGAGATTGCTTCCACCCCTGAGCTGCAGCCCACACCGCCCGCTGCATCCCAGCCTGCGGCGCTGGACCAGCAGCAGCTGCAGGAGCTGGTGTCCAGCGGCCAGACCTTAAAGCTGGGCCAGATCAATGCGCGCCTGGGCATCTTCGAGATCAGCGCCATAACAGCCAACGCAGTGGGCGTCCAGACCGTCAAGGACCGCGGCGCAGTCCACATGCCGGAAAGCAGCTTCACCGCCTTCTGCAACGGCCTGATCGCCCACATCACCGACGTGCGAGACAGCTTCCAGGCCCTGCCATGAGCCTGCGCAGCGTTTTCCTTGGCCTTGCGGGCATGAGCCTCCTGGCCGATGGCACTGGCTTTGCCGGTGCATTCCTCCTGGCAGCGGCCTTCGCGGCTTGACCAGTTCCTTCGATCCCGGCCCGCGCATGCGGACCACACCTTTTTTAAAACCAACGGAGAAAATGAAAATGAGCGACTACAAGACCCTGCTGCAGCAAAAGGCCGAGCTGGACGCACGCATCGCGGAAGTGATGAAGACGGAGAAGGCCGGGGCGGTGGCAGAAGTACGCGAACTGGTTCAGAAATACCAGCTGACCGGCCAGGACGTGTTCCCTGCGAGCGGCACCAAGACAAAAGGCCCGGTGGGCACCCCCAAGTTCCGTGACCCAGAGACCGGCGCGACTTGGACGGGTCGAGGCAAGCCGCCGAACTGGATCGTAGGCAAGGACCGAGGGCAATTCTTGATAGAAGCTGCCAAAGGTTGAACAACGGGCCGCCGATGCATCAACCATTGAGGTACGCGCCCAGTCTAGGCGGCACCTCAAGCCCCTGGTCCCGCGCGCCAGGGGCATTTTCTCTTCCGAAAATAAAAACAGTAAATAGGTAACAGGGCAACAATTGAAGGAAGTTTGCGGGTACTATCGATTTTCACTTTATGAAAGCGAGGAAAGCTTGGGCAACAATCTGCTCGAATGCTTTCTCTACCAGAGCAAGCTCGCCCCCGGAGCTGACGCCACCTGCGTTGCGCAGATCGTCAAAACAGCCCGGGCTTTCAACGAAACCGCTCAGATCACGGGCATCCTGGTCTTCGACGGCGAATTCTTCTGCCAGTACATCGAAGGACCAAGCTACCAGCTTCAAAACTTGGTGGCGGTGCTGGTCCGAGACCCTCGG